ATACCAGCAAATGAAATAGCACCTATATTAGAAACTGATGTTGAAACTTTATTGAAAAATTATATAGTTCAATCTGCTCAAACTACAGCAAGAGGAAAATATTTTGGTTTTAGTTTAGATACATTTAACACCAGATATTTAGAACCTATAAGAAAAGAACTTATAGATGCTAATATGCCTGAAGCCGATGTTTTAAAAATTCAAAAGAAAATACAAGATACTTATTTACAAGTTACTGGTCTAAGTCCACAACGTATTCAGAATAATGTTTTAAGTGCTGGTTCTGATTATACAAGATTGTTTAATCAAATGGCTCACTTACCTCTAGCTACTATATCAAGTTTATCAGAGCCAGTTATACTTTTACAAAGAGCAGGACTAAAAGATACTCCGGGGGTAGTTAATGATATTGCTGGTAGTTTAGTTAAAGAAACTAAAAGAGGTATAAATAGAGTATTAGGTGGAATTAAAAGAAAAAGAGCTGGTAAAGAAGGAGCTAGAAATACTTTTAAAGATTTAAGTGATGATGAGTATTTTGAAATATATGAAACTGGATTAGCTTTAGAGGCTGCTGTACTAGATAGAATTGAAGGCTTAACAGGAGAAGCTTTACAAAGTGGATTTGCTAAAAACTTACAGAATATATTTTTTAGAGCTAATTTATTAGAACAATGGACAAGAAGTGTACAACTAGCATCCTTTACAACTGGTAAAAGATTAATAAATAGAAACATAGAAAAACTATATCAACATTCTATCGGAGTAAAAAAATTAAAGAAAACAGATTTAGATTATTTTCAAGACCAACTTGCAGAATTACAAATAAATCCTAGAGAGGCTGTTGAGTGGTATGGTAGTCAAACAGATAAGTTTGGTGTTTTTAAAGAAGTAGCTGCAAAATCTACTCCATTCTATAGAAAAAAAGTTTTAGGAGGAGCTAATCAGTTTACAAAAGAAGTTATTTTAAATCCTAGTAATGCCGAAGCTAATAGACCTTTATGGTTTGGTTCTCCAGCAGGACAATTACTAATGCAATTTGCAGGTTATCCTACAGTATTTA